CACAGATCTGGGACAACTCGCGTTAGACATCCCTTTTCAACATAATAAATACTTAAACCATTACACTGACATTCAGCAGATCAAAACTTCGCTGGAATTTGAGATCCGCAAAATGGTTAGAGATAAGCGCGAGTATTACTCTGGCGAGGCAGACGCTAAGACATACGCCGCTAAACCATTTGGATCATCTATCAAAACTTCTGAAAAGATGAAAGTTTATCTAGAGTCTGATGAGGAAATCATCAACCTAGAAGCAAAGATCAAATACCTGGACCAGATGCTCTACTGGCTGGATCAGGTTATGAAGCAAATCTCTAATAGAGGTTTTCAGATCAAGAGTGCCATTGAGTGGGAGAAATTCGTAAATGGACAATGATGACCACCCTGAGTATCAAAAAGAAAAACGAAGTCTATGTGACTGTACAATCTGCTGAACCTCATGTTCATCATGAGCTCTCTGATTACTTTTCTTTTGAAGTTCCCGAAGCAAAATTTTTAAAGAAAAATCCCAGATACAAATATTGGGATGGAACGATTCGTCTGTACTCTCCTGGTACAGGCGAACTTTATGGTGGGTTAATGAAACACCTACAGGTATGGGCAGATGAAAGACAATATCAAATTGAATATGAAAAGAATGATTGGTATGGAGATGTTACAGAAACAAATGATTTTGTTTCTCCTGCAGGCATCAAGACTTTTATGGACAAGATCACCCGAACGGGAATTACTCCAAGGGCATATCAATACAATGCAGTCTACGAAGCTATAAAATATAATAGAAAACTTTTACTTTCGCCTACTGGTTCTGGAAAGTCTCTGATGATCTATTCCCTCGTCAGATACTATACTGCTACCAACAAGAAGACGTTGATCATCGTCCCTACTACGTCCTTGGTAGAACAAATGGTCAATGACTTTAACGATTACGGGTGGAATGCTGACGATCATGTGCATAAGATTTATTCGGGCAAGGATAAAAATACGGATAAACCAATTGTTATTTCAACCTGGCAATCAATCTACAAGTTCCCAAAGAGATACTTTGATGATATTGACTGTGTTATCGGTGATGAGGCACACTTATTTAAGTCAAAGTCCCTCACAGGAATCATGACAAAGTTACATAACGCTAAGTATCGCTTTGGTTTTACAGGCACACTTGACGGTAGCAAGACACATAAGTGGGTGTTGGAAGGATTATTTGGTGATTGTGAGCAAGTAACTAAAACAGATGATCTAATCAAAGAAGGTTATCTTAGTAAGTTTAGAATCAAAGTGCTGTTATGTAAACATGCTCCACAGCATTTTGAAACATATCATGATGAAATGGATTACCTAGTTGAACATCGTGGTAGAAATAACCTCATTAAAAATTTAGTAAAAGATATAGAAGGAAATACTCTTGTGTTATTTAACTATATCGAGAAACATGGGGAACCACTTTATGATTTGATAAATAGCACTATAGATCCATCGCGCAAGTTATTCTTTGTGCATGGTGGCACAGATGTAGAAGACCGAGAAGAAGTCCGACAGATTACTGAGACTGAGAACAACGCTGTTATCATTGCCTCTTACGGCACCTTTTCTACAGGTATCAACATCAAACGATTACATAATATCATTTTTGCATCTCCTAGCAAGTCGCGAATCCGCAACCTCCAATCCATCGGACGTGTCCTTAGGAAAGGTGAAGGCAAAGATATTGCAACCTTATATGACATTGCTGACGACATTGGTGGTCAGAACTACACATTGAAACATTTGAACGAAAGAGTTACAATTTACAATGAGGAGAATTTTAAGTATGAGGTTATAAGAGTAAACCTTAGAGCTGGATAATATGGAAGAAGAATTCCTAGCAACAGTAAAGTTAATATCTGGAGAGGAAATTGTAGCAAAAGTTTGTTACCTAGAAGACGAAGATAAAGTGCTACTAGAAAACCCTCTCCAAGTTGAGTTAGCTAAACAAAGAAAAGGTCAGTTAGAAGTATCTGGTTTTTCATTTAAAGAATGGGTCAGCGCGACGTTTGATAATATGTTTATTCTCAATAGGCAGCATATTATTACAATGACAGAAGTTGATGGTCAAATCCAAGAGTTCTATGAAAAGACTTTACAAAGATTAGAAAATGGAAAGTCTCTTACTGGAAGAGCTAATAAATTACCTAGAGGATCTGGTTACTTAGGATCCGTAAAAGAGATGAAGAAGTCTTTAGAAGATATCTTTAATAAAAGCTAATAGCTACTACTTCTCTTGAACCCTGACAGAGTTAGTCTACTAAGTTTCTGAGCATTTGTCAAGGGTTTACAAAATATCCATGTCGTGATATCATTGATACATGATAATGGTAAGAAAACCATGGCAACTGCAGTAATGGCAAGAAAAAAGACAGAATACTATGTCAACAATAAAGAATTCCTTGCTGCGATTACAGAATATCGACAGAAAGTTCTTGCTGCTAAGGAAACAGGTAAACCTAGACCAAGGGTAACGAACTACCTAGGAGAGTGTTTCCTGAAGATTGCTACGCACTTGTCATATAAACCAAACTTTGTCAATTACATGTTCAGAGAGGACATGATATGTGACGGCATTGAGAACTGTCTGCAGTACATCGACAACTTTGATCCAGAGAAATCAAAGAACCCGTTTGCTTACTTCACACAAATTATCTACTACGCCTTTCTTCGCCGTATTCAGAAAGAAAAAAAGCAACTAGAGATCAAAGGTAAGATCCTAGAGCGTTCGGGATATGATGAGGTAATGCATACTGACACATATGATGGTAGTATGTCTGGTATGAATGCTTCTTATTCTGACATGGGTAGCATTAAAGAAAATATTGAAACAAGAATGAATCGATGAGTGAACACCCTGAAATTGCTGAACATGAATGGTACACAACCCCCTATGGAGAATTTCGTGTCGAACAGAAACGCTTTGGAACGTGGACTAGCTATAGTAAGGATGGCAAGGAACTCATCACAGGCGGTACGAGGGAAGCTGTCCTCAACATGTCGGGATTCCACTTGGAAGGTATCGCTACTAACTGGGCAAACTGTAGGTACTCAGCGACATACGATGGAACCGTTGGAGGTAAATTATGAAGATCGCTCTAATTACTGATCAACACCTGGATGGACGCAAAGGTAACTTAGCGTTCTGGAATTACTTTCAAAAATTCTACGATGAAATCTTTTTTCCTACGCTTGAGAAAAGAGGTGTCACAACCATCATTGATTTGGGTGACACTTTCGATAATCGAAAGTCTATGGACTATAATACTTTTAACCGTGTTGATACGAATTATTTCCAGAAACTAAAAGACTACGAAGTGCATATGATTTTAGGTAATCACTGCACATACTATAAGAACACAAACAAAATTAACTCACCAGAACTTCTTCTGGATAAGTATCTCAACATCAGCATCTATGCTTCACCTGAAGAGATTACTCTTGGTGGCAAAAAGTTTTTGATGATGCCTTGGATCAATTCAGGAAACAAAGAGGAATGCTTGAGACTAATTGCTAACAGTGAAGCAGATATTATGTGTGGTCACCTTGAGTGTGATGGTTTTGAAGTCACACCTGGCATGAAGTTTGAAGGTGGTTTCAAAGTGTCTGACTTCAAGAATTTCAAGCGTGTTTGGTCTGGACACTTCCATCACAAGTCTAAACATAGCAATGTTCAATACCTAGGCAACCCTTACCAGATGTTCTGGAATGATTATAAAGACACTCGCGGTTTCCATATCTACGATACTGAAAGTGATCGACTTGAGTTTATCAAGAACCCGTTTGAAATCTTCGACAAAATTTTTTATGACGACGCGAGTGTGGACTACAACAAACAAGATGTGTCTAGTTATAAAGACAAGTTCATTAAACTCATCGTCGAAGAGAAGCGAGACTACCAAATGTTTGAAACACTGGTTGATCGTCTTTACAACGTAGGTGCTCACGATGTAAAAATTGTAGAGACTCTAGTCGATGCTGAAGGTATTGACGAAGCAGATCTTGAAACTAAGGATACGATGACTCTCCTCAATGAATACATTGATGAAGTAGAGATTGCCGTAGATAAAACAAATCTCAAGAGCTTGATGAGAACACTATATATTGAGAGTTGTCAGGTTGTCTAATGTATATCATTACACTAGAAGATCATCCCGATGGTGTATTTTCTGTATTTGATGAAGCAGAGGATAGAGTTATACCTATCTGGACAGAAGGAGATGACGCTGAACGCTACTTAATGATGATGGAGGATGATGAAGATTATCCGCCAATGCAGGTTGTAGAGATGGAAGATCATGTTATAATTGGAGTATGTCAAGACCGTGGACAGAAGTTTTCCATCATCACGCCTGACGATTTTTTGATACCACCTGATGATTCTGAAGAATGATTGTATTTGAGAAAATCCGTTGGAAGAACTTTCTTTCTACGGGCAATGTGTTTAGTGAGATTAATCTTACATCATCGAGAACAAACTTAATTGTTGGAACTAACGGAGCAGGTAAGAGCACCATTTTGGATGCCCTTACCTTTTCTTTGTTTGGTAAACCTTTCCGTAAGATCAACAAACCAGCACTAGTCAATAGCATTAACGAAAAAGATTGTCTGGTTGAGATTGAATTTCGCATTGGTAAGATGCAATATAAAGTTGTTCGTGGTATCAAACCAAACAAGTTTGAAATTACCTGTAACGGTCAACTATGGAATCAGGAAAGTTCTTTGGTAGAACAACAAAAGAATTTTGAGGCAAACGTTCTCAAAATGAATTACAAATCATTTACACAGATTGTAGTTCTTGGTTCCTCTACTTTTGTTCCGTTCATGCGTTTGCCTATTGCACAGCGTCGTGATATTATTGAGGATATCTTAGACATTCAAGTTTTCTCTACGATGAATGTCATGTTGAAAGACAAGATTAGAGAGAACAACGAAGAGATGCGTGACATCGATTATCAACTTGATTTGCTCAAAGATAAGATTGAGTTGCAAAAACAACACATGCTTTCTTTGCAACAAAAAACTCAAGAAGAAGTTAATCGTAAACAAGAAAAAGTTAAAGAGTATAAAAAAACTGAACTTCAAGGTGCTGAAGATGTGTCGATTTTGACACAACAAATCGGAAAACTTAATGAAGAAATGCAGCAGTATCAATCTGCTGGAGAAAAAATCAAGAAGTTAAACACTTTTCTTACTAAAGTTCAAGTAAAAATGAATACATGTAAGAAAGAACATGACTTCTTTGAGAAAAATCATGTGTGTCCTACATGTACACAAGAACTTTCCGATACACTTCGTAATGAAAAGATACAGACAGGTAAGACTAAACTAGATGAAATGGACCTTGGTTTCCAAGAGATCAAGTCTGCAATTGAAGAAGAGGAAACCAGATTTGCAAAGTTCACTGAGTTGTCTACTGAAGTAAACAACATCAATACCAGCATTTCTCAGACTAACTTTCAGTTGATGACTATCCGAAAGCAAGTGGAGACACTGCATGAAGAGATCAAGGACCTGGAGGGAGCAAACCCTGATAAGAAAGCAGAGTTTGACAAACTACAACTTCTTGTAACGAGTAAGAAAGATCTGAGCAAACAACATGCTAATCTAAAGGAGGACCGAGATGTCTTGACGACAGCAGGTCAACTCCTCAAAGACAATGGTATCAAGACTAGGATCATCAAGACCTATCTTCCTACCATGAACAAGTTAATTAACGATTTCTTACAAAGGATGGAGTTCTATGTCAATTTCACCCTGGATGAGAACTTTGAGGAGCAAATCAAATCTAGATACCGTGATGTGTTTTCCTATGACAGTTTTAGTGAAGGAGAGAAAGCTCGTATTGATATCGCTTTGCTGCTTACTTGGCGTTCTATCGCTAAGCTTAAGAATTCTGTGGATACTAACCTCCTCATCCTCGACGAGATCTTTGACGGATCTCTTGACCAGTCTGGCACATCTGACCTAGGATGGATCCTAAGGAATTTTGATGAGTCCACCAAAGTGTTTGTCATCAGTCACCAGCAAGGACTGGATGATAAATTTGACAGGACTATCACCGTTGAGAAAACTAAAAACTATTCTACTTTAACGCAGACAGTTAACGAAGTGTCACATGGACTGGTTGGCTAGGTAGTTTTATTTGTTATGATGTGTACATCAGACAAAGAGACCCATGCAAACCCAAGAAATCAAAGGTAACCTTGCAAGACTGCTTGCTACAGAGAACCTAATTGTAGAGCACCGCAAGACACCAACAGCAATGTTTGACGTAGACCGTCGTGTATTGACATTGCCAATGTGGGATAAAGCATCTAGCACAGTATATGACATGCTAGTA